TGTTGGAACTAAAACAACTAGAGGAAACCGCGCCATTCCACACAGCAGTATCCGTAGCACTAACATTCTGGTTACCCAGACCCAAAAGCGTAAAACGCAGCTACCCAACCGGAACATACGACATAGACAAACTAACCCGCGCAGTCCTAGACAGCGTAACCAAAGCAGGCGTATGGCGTGACGACAGCGACGTAGTAGACCTAACCGTTCGCAAAACATACGCAGACCTACACGAACCCGGCGTCCTAATCTCAATAACCCCATACGATAACGAAAAGATAACGGCAGGCGTGTCGCCAATCGAACGCAAAAGACGCAACCTAGTCTAAAAGCAACCACGAAAGGCACAACTTGAAAATCCTTTTCCTAGACCTAGAAACAAGCCCCAACCTTGCACACGTCTGGGGACTATGGCAGCAAAACGTAGCCATAACCCAACTAGTGAACAGCACAGAAGTAATCTGCTTTGGCGCACGCTGGCACGGCGCAGAAAAAGTAATATTCAAATCCGTTCACCACCACGGCAAAAAAGCCATGCTAAACGAACTACACAAACTAATGGATCAAGCAGATGTGCTAATAGGCTGGAACTCTGCAGCTTTCGACAGCAAACATATAAAACGCGAATTCGTAGAAAACGGCTACCTACCACCTAGCCCGTGGAAAGAATTAGACCTAATGCGCGTAGTAAAAACACAATTCAAATTTCCCAGCAACAAACTAGACTACGTAGCACAAAAACTAGGCGTAGGCGCAAAAGTCCAACACAGCGGCTTCCAACTATGGCTGGACTGCATGGCAGGCGACAAAAAAGCATGGCGCGAAATGCGCGAATATCAGGAACAAGACGTAAACCTACTAATCGACCTATACGAAATACTAAAACCGTGGATAAACAACCACCCAGCAATAGCCAAAACCACAGACGGACTAAGCTGCCCAAACTGCGGAAGTGAACACGTCCACCGCAAAGGAACAACACAAGCCAACAACGCAACCTACAAACGCTACGTCTGTATCAGCTGCGGAAAATGGACACGCGACAACCGCGCACTAGAACGAAACAACCTAAGATAACAACTTCATAACAAACCACAAAAACCACAAACAAAAACCACAACAACAACTAACCTAGAAACACCACCACACAGAAAGGCAAGAAAATGAAAACATGGGAAGCACCCCTAATCGTCGCCATAATCTCAATAGTCGCGGCAATAATCGTAAACGAACCAGCAGCCGGACTAATGGGCATAGGCGTCGCATACTGCGGCTACATGATCAACAAAGCAGGTAAGTAAATGTGCGACTTCAACCACGAGGACGAATGCCAGCACGCAGCTGCAGCAGAACGCGACCTAATCATTGACCTACTACGCGAAAACTGGGAATCAGACAACGACCTAGTAAGACTAGGCAACGTAATCGAACTAATCGAAAGCCTAAACGAATGAGCGCACTAGACAGCGACCCACAATTTCAAGCCCTAGCCAACGCAACAGCCAACGGCTTCAAAAAAGGCGCAGAAATAGAACGCAACCACCTAATCAAAATGGTAGAACTCTGCCTACAACACGACGACGTCCGCTACGCAATAGAGCTACTAATAACAAAACTTAAAGAGGGAACAAATGACTAACGAGGAAGCAGCTGCCGAATACTACGAAGCAGAACAAATCGCACAAAGACACAACGACTGTAACTGTGGATACTGCACACACACAGACGACCCAGAACTAGACCTAGAAACACGACTAGACCTAGCAGAAACAGCACTACTAGGAATACGCACCCACCTATGGAAACTAGACCACAGACTAAACGAACTAATCGAATGGAATAACCGCTTTGAACAATCTAAAAAATAGATCAGAACAAGAAGTAGTGCTACTAAACGCTATGGGCTTACTAATCGACAGATCACTAATCTGGTCAGGCGACTTTGAAAACCTACGCCCCGCATTATGCCGCCTATTCCTAAACGCTATGCAAGAAAACACACTAAACAACGACATAGTAAACCTGGCTAAGAAAGTAGTAAACATTTATGGATAACCCATTCGTAATAGGCGTAGGCATAACAGCAGGCGCATTACTAGTAATAGTTGGGGTAATGCTACTAATCGGTGCAATAGCTTGGCTGTTAGACAAATAACATGGCAGACTGGCACAATTCCTTAGCATGGAAAAAAGCAAGAGCGCACGCCAAAACCGTCCTAGATCCTGTTTGCGTAATCTGCAACAAAGACTTAGCAGGTTGGGACTGGACAATAGACCATATAACACCGCCCGGCGACAACGAACCAAACCACAGCCTAGAAAACCTACAATCTATGTGTAGAGTGCAACGGACGTAAACAAGACCGCACCCTAAAGCGTGTCCCGTGGCACAACAAACGCTGGAAAGACACTCCCTAAAACAAAGGCGGGTAGGGTATCACCTGCCCTACCCCCACCACCACCCACAGGAGAACCAAATGAAACGCAAAGCAAAGCACAGAGCTGCCTACTACGTCCCGCCCGTTATGAAATATGAACTCGCATACCTACGCAACCGCTGGTATGTAGGGTGCAAACCCGCCCTACGTCGTTTAATAAAGCAACTATTCGGATAAATTAAAAATTAAAAACATTTTCGTTTTTTCTAAACACTCGCCCGGAATCCCGCGCAAGCCTCAAACTTTTATCGAACCGGGCAAATTATCCGGGGTAAGGTAGCAACATGATCGAATTAGAAATAAAGTCTTGGCTAGATAGCTTGACTTTGAACTTGGAACAAAAGGCTTTGGCGGCTATTGCTCTGAAGCTGGCTAAGTCGTTTGACGAATCGGGTAATACGTCTACTGCGGCAGAGCTGCGTAAGACTGTGCTTGAAATTGACCGCCAACTAAACGCTAATGCTGTGGAAGTAGACCCGTTAGAGAAGCTTCTAACCAGATCAAGCTAATGCTTCAACTTCCTGCCATTTACACCAAACCGCTGTCGGACAACTTTGTGACAGACGGCGACCTTTTGCTGGAACTCGCGGCTATAGCTTGGAAAAGCCCAGAGAACCCAGACGGTTTAGTTTTAGACGAATGGCAGGCTTGGCTTATTCGCGCCATGTTGGAACGTTACCCGGACGACTGGCACGTTGAAGCTTTACGCGGCAGGTTGCGCTATAGGCAGCTTGTAGCGTCTGTTGGGCGTCAGAACGGCAAGAGCCTTATCGCGGCTTTGTTGGGCTTGTATGGGCTTCTCATGCACTCGCAGGGTGCTTCTGTGTTGTCTTTGGCGTCGTCTATGGATCAGGCGCGAATCATTTATTCCCGTGTGTTGTTTGTGATTAACAGCAACCCGTATCTTAAGAAGCGTTTTAAGAAAGCAACGGAACAGCGCGGTATTGTGACAGCGGACGGGTCTGGACGTTATGACGTGAAGCCTGCTAAAGAATCAGCACTTCAGGGTATTCCTATTAGTCTTTGTTTGTTTGACGAATTACACCTAGCTAAAGAGGGTATGTGGACTGCGGCGGTTACTGGAACGTCTAGCTATAAAGACGGAATAGTTATCGGTATTACTACTGCTGGGGATCAAAATTCTACGACGTTGCTAAATCTTTATGAAGCGGGTAAAGCGGCTGTAGACGGCGCGAACGAACGCTTTGGTTTCTTTCTATGGACAGCACCCGATAACTCGTCTGTGGACGACCCAGAGGCTATTAAGGCGGCTAATCCGTCTGTTGCTGCAGGTCGCGTATCATTAGAAAACACAATTTCCGACATTAAGACTTTGCCGGAACATGAAGCGCGACGTTATCGACTAAACCAATTCATAAGCGGATCTACAGCTTCTTGGCTCCCTATGCAACTTTTCCGTAATTGTGAAATCGGTCAGGTTCAGGTTCAGACTGGTGCTGTGTTCGCTGTGGATATTACTCGCAACTGGGAATATGCCACTATTGCTGTTGCTAACCGTAATGGCGACAAACAGGAAACGGAACTTGTTCAAACTTTCGTAGCCCCGACGGAACAAAGACTTTTCGACGAACTTATTAGGCTTTACAAAATTTATTCACCGCGCGCTATTGTTTTGGACGATAGACAGCTTCCAAACTTAGCTAAACGACTAAAGCAGTCCGGGGTAAGAATCTGGCAATTATGGACTAAAGAAATTAGCGCAGCTTGTTCAGCTGTTTACGCTATGTTTGCTGCCGGACAAATTCAACACAACAACGACCCGCTTCTTATTGCACAAATGTCTAACGGTGTAACTAAATACACAGGCGAAACTTGGCTTATTAGTCGTAAGGAATCTGTTGGAGAAATCGACGCACTAATGTCTACGGTCATGGCGTTGTATGTTTCAGACCGCGCACAACACGCCGGGGTAGGTGTCTTTTAGTCCTGCTATGCTAGTATGCTATTTCGTATGGCTACTTTATGGGAACGCATTACAGGTAAAACCGAACAGCGTGCAGCACAGCCGACTATTCCAACTCGTCTAGCTGCTACTGTCACACCGGACACCGCTATTTCTTTGACAGCGGTTTATCGTGCTGTGCAGATCTTGGCTACTCCAATTTCTAAAATGCCTATCAACACTTACAGGTTCGCTTCAGGTGTTGGGGAATTAAAAATTGAAAACCCGGTTCTGGTAAACAAACCGTCTATTACAGACAGCCGCCGCGACTTCATTTTTCAGACCGTTGCTTCACTCGCATTAGAGGGTAACGCTTTCTGGTATAAGTCCTACGGTTCAAACGGTCAGGTAAACAACCTAACCATTCTGCCCGCTTCAGCTGTTTCAGTAACTTACAAAAACAACGACGACATTTTCAAGGGCGTAGTTTACGACTACATGGGCAAGCGTTACACAGCTAACGAAATTGAACACCTAAAGCTATTTACTCGCGCTGGCAACCTACGCGGAATTAGTCCTATCGAATCTTGCCGCAACGACGTTTCAGCAGCTCTAGATCTACGCGATTATGCACAGAACTGGTTTACAAGCGCAGGTGTGCCTACAGGTGTGCTAAAGACTGGGCAGCAAATTAGCCTAGACGACGCTAACGAGGTAACTGCTAACTGGCACAACAAGCAGCAGAACCGTCAGGTCGCTGTCTTAGGTAATGGCTTTGAGTATCAGCAAATTGCATTGTCCCCACGCGACGCATTGTTCACAGACATTCAGGAACAAGCTGTTCAGGGAATTGCACGTTTGTTTGGTATCCCTGCCCGTCTACTTTTGACAACTGTGCCGGGATCTACAGACACCTACACAAACTTGCAGGACGAAAATCAGGTTTTCTACCGCCATACTCTAATGGCTTACATTGACGCAATTACAGACGCACTAAGCAACTGTCTGCCACGTGGACAGCGCGTCGAATTTGACTTTGAACACCTATTCAAGGCAGACGTAGCAGCCCGCTACGCCTACTACAACACCGCTCTAGCTGGGGAAGCTTTCCTAACAGTAGAGGAAGTCAGAACAAAAGAGGGACTAAATGTCTAACATTGAAACACGCGCTTTTGACGCACTAGTAGATACAGATACACGCACCATTGTCGGAATCGCTGTCCCTTACGGTCAGGAAATCGCTCTAGGAAACAACACCTACGAACGCTTTGCACCGGGCGCAATTCAGACCGTAGAGAACGTCAAACTTCTTTACGGACACGACGACGTGCCAATTGGAAAAGTTTTAGAGGGTAGAGAAACAGCAGAGGGCTTTGAAATCAAGGCTTACATTTCTGAAACCACAAAGGGCGACGAAATCCTTACGCTATTGCGTGACGACGTCCTAAACCGTTTTTCTGTCGGGTTTATTCCGGTAGAGAATGAGCGCGACGGTCAAACTGTCGTGCGCACGTTGGTAGATCTGAAAGAAGTTTCAGTTGTGCCATTCCCAGCCTACGAGGGCGCAAAAATAAACGAAGTGCGCGAGGAAGTCGAAATCGTCGACGAAACAGACGCACCTCAAATCGAACAAGAAAAGGAACAAGACTCTATGTCAGAAAACATTGAGCTAGACGTTCGCACCGTTCAGGACGAGGTAGCAGAACTGCGCCGCGTTGTTGAGGCTGGTATGACCGTCGCTACCCCTGCTGCTGTCGGAACAGAATTCCGTTCACAGGGAGAATTCGCAAAGGCACTAGTAAAGCGCGAGGCAGGTGCAATCGAATTGGTTGAGCGTGCAGCGTCTACTTCTGCAGACACCGTAGCACTACCGGGCTGGTTGGGTTACATTGACAACCTAATTACAAACAACCGCCCAACCGTTTCAGCTTTCTCACGCGCGGCTCTGCCTAGCGACGGTCTAACCGTTGAGTATGCACAGGTTTCAGCTAACACTTTGGCTGTAGGCGTGCAAGACCCAGAGAACGAAGCTTTGTCTTTTGGAAACCTTTCAATCGACACTACTTCAGCTGCAGTTAAGACATACGGCGGTTACACCTCATTCTCTAAGCAGACTATTGAGCGTTCAACTGTAAACTACCTAGACACCGTATTCCGTGCGTTGTCTATTCAGTATGCAAAGGCTACTAACGCTGCACTTGTAGCGGATCTAGCTGCACTTACTTGGACTTCTCAGACATTCGACGCCGACGGTGGAACTGCTGCTTCACTTGCAGAGGGTATCGCTAACGGTGCTGCTTACATTTACGAAAAGACTGGTCTACGTCCGGAATTCATTCTTGCCGACCCAGACGCTTACGTAACTATCGTTAAGGTTGCAGGTTCAGACGGTCGTCCGGTTCTGCTACAGGACGGTCAGGGCTTCAACAACATTGGTTCAGCTAACATTCCGGGACTATCTGGTTCTGTATTTGGCTTGCCAGTTATCGTAGACCCTGCTCTAGCTTCTGGAACTGTTTACAT